TGCGACTCCGAAGGACGAGACCGACAAGCCGTGAACCTCCTGAGCGCCGGCGACATCGCCGACATGCGTGCCACTGCGGCCGAATCGCGGCAGGGCACAGCGATCATCCAGCGCGAGGTACGGGTCTCAGACGGTGGTGGGGGTGGAACTGTCTCGTGGATTCCAAGCGGGACCGTCTCTTGCCGGATCGCTCCGATCGCCAGCGCAGGAGAAGGCGAGGAGGTGAGTGGGGAGCGGCTGCAGCCCGACTCTGAAGTCGTCTTCAGCTTCCCAGCTGGAACAGACATCGACCACAACTGTCGGATCGTCTACGGCGACGACACCTTTTCGGCGACAGCGGTAAGGGGCCCGTATTCGGCTGAGGTAGACCGGCGGGTTGAGGCGAAGGAGATCGAGTAGATGGGCGCGACTCTGAAAAGCCGGTTGCCTGAGATAGCCGCCGAGCTCCGTCCCAAGGTAGGCGCAGCCGTTAAGGCGGGCGCCGAGATGATTGCGGCCGATGCGCAAGACAAGGTCCACGTCCGCTCGAGAGAGCTTCAGAACCGCATCCACGTCGTTCGACGGGGAGGGGGCGAATACTCCGTCGTGGCCGGCGACGAAGAGGCCTTCTATGGGCACCTGCTTGAGGGGGGCACCGATATCGCACCGCCGTACCCGTTCCTGACACCTGCGTTCGAGGAGAACGAAGGCGAGGTTGTGCGTCTGGTGCAGGCCTCCCTAAAGACGCTATGAACCCGATCCGCTCGGCTCTCTACGCGAAGCTTTCCTCGACTACGGCAATCACCAGCCAGCTCTCCTCTGCCGATGCGATCTACCACGGCCAGGCACCGACCTCAGCCGAATTCCCGTATCTCGTCTTCCACAAGCAAGCAGGGATCAAGACCTATGCCTTCGGAGCTCCCGTCTTCAAGCGAGAGGTCTGGCTCGTTAAGGCGATCGACCGAAACACAACTTCCAATCTTGCCGAGGCAATCAGCGAAGCCTGCGATGCCGTCCTTGACGGCGGCTCACTGACTGTCTCCGGCAAAACCCTCGCGGACCTCCGACATGTCGGCGATGTCGACTACCTGGAGGACAGCGGGGACCAGCAGTTCAGGCATCACGGCGCCACATGGCGCGTGGTCCTCACCTAAGCAACAAAGCCACCAGTTCAGCCACCACTCGCGGGAGGCGCGCTAGGCGCTCCACCGCTCCATAGCGCTCTCGCGCTTCCCTGCAACTACTCCTAAAGGAGCCGCTGAACCCATGGCTATTCGCGTTCTACGTAACGTCAAAATCCTCGTCAACGGGGTCGATCTCACCGACCACTGCTCAAGCGTCAAACTCGACGACAGCGCAGACGAAGTCGAGACCACAACCTTCGGCACGACCTATCGCCAGTACCTACAGGGCATGAAGACCGCTGGCATTGAGGCGGAGTACTTCAACGACGAGGCCGCATCCTCGGTGGCGGCAGTGCATCAGCCACTTTATGCGTCGGGCGGCACGTTCGCAGTCAAAGTTTGGCCGGATGCCGCCGGAACGGTCGTTTACACGCAGACCTCCGTCCTCTATACGAACACCCTTATCGGTGGCGCAGTAGGAGACGCCGACACGGTCTCCGTCACCTACAAGAACGGCGGGACTGCCGGCATCACCCGCGGCACCGCTTAGTAGACGGATCTCAGGCCACCAACGGCCACCAACGCGGCGTAGCCGCCGCAGAAAGGAGTCCTCGATGTCGAGGCTCAGTAAGGACGCCCTCTTGGGCGCAAGCGACCTTGCCAAGAAAGAGGTCGAGCTGGACACCATCGGAGGCTCTGTCGTCGTGCAGGGCCTTGGTGCCGCGTTCTCCAACCAGGCGCAGTCGGAGGCCTTGGAGATGAAGACGATCGGCAAAGAACAGATCGCCAAGGTCAACACCGCGAAGCTGGAGGCAATCCAGATCCTCCATGGCCTGGTTGAGCCGAAACTCGATTCGCTCGAGGAGGCTGAGAAGTTCATGGAGCGGTGTGGGCCCGCCGTGCGGAAGGTCGTTGACGAAATCGACGAGCTCTCCGGCCTCGACAAGAAGGCGATCGAGGAGGCCAAGGCCCGATTTCCAGGCAGCGAGGAAAGCCCGCAAGGGAGCGGGGAAGCGGTGGCGGATGGAGCTTCCAACGGGAGTTCCGGAGCCACTGTTCCTGCATGAACTGGCGCTAGAGATGCATAAGAGCATCCGGGAGCTGACTACGGGGGAGCCAGGAATGAGCGCGCATGAGTTGTGCGTGCTTTGGCCTGCCTTCTTCGAGATCAGGGCCGAGATGCGCGAGGAAGAGAAAGAGCGGGCAGGCCAATGAATGCCTGCCCGTTTGTGGTTCAGGGAGTCGACTCGCCGATGGAGCGGAAATCAAAGTCGCAATTGCCGCAATCAAGATGCCCGTTGGGGACTCGAGCCCCACACCGGGGGCATGGACGAGTTTCTGCGTTGTCTTGGAGGCGATTGAGCAAAAGGGAGCCTGCGAACCCAGCAATTACAAGGACCGCAGGGATCAACGACTCATGGCTTAGGGCGAACTGTTGGAAACCCGTACAAACTTCGCTCTTTTCCATATGTCTATTGCATGAGCTTGCGGACGCGACTGAGGCGATAAACGCCACAACGCAGATAAACGCCCAGCGGACGCTCCAACGGGTTAGGCCGAATCGCATCGTGCCGAGCATCCTATGGGAACTGGCCGATCCCACGGTGAGTCATCGCCCGTGATGTCCCGAATTCGCCTGCATACCGTCAAGTTTGAGAACTACGGCAGCTTGACGATCCTAGGCCTTACCAAGCGGCAAATCCTGTCCTGCCGAGACAAGGCTGGTGACGACGAGGATCTGCTGGGTGCCCTGGTTTTCCGGCTTGGCCTTTCGAAGAACAAACGCCTATGGGCGATGGCCGACACAGAGCTCATCAGTGAGTTTGCGGATCGGGGCGATCTGGTTGACCGCATCGCCACCGCAATATTGGAGCGCTCTTGGCCGGAGGCGGAGCTCTGATGGCGACCCCGATGCAAGCCGCTCAGCTCTTCGTGACGATCACCGCCAGCACAGGTGCCGCCGAAGGCAAGATCACCAAATTCGACGGTCATCTGCGAAAGGTCGAGGCCTCGGCAAATCGGACGAGTAACGCGGTCGGTGGTCGCCTCGCCAAGGGCCTGAAGGTAGCGGGCGCCGCCGCCGCCGTTGGTCTTGGCTATGGCCTCTACAAGGCCGCGAAGGTCGGCTCTGAATTTGAATCGCAGATGGACAGCGTCGGGGCTGTCAGCGAGGCGAGCGGCAAGCAGATGAAGGCGCTGGAAAAGCAGGCGCTGAAGCTCGGCGAAGCCACCTTCTTCTCCGCAAACGATGTGGCGAAGGCGCAGGGCGAACTCGTCAAGGGCGGACTGAAGACCAGCCAGATCCTTGGTGGCGCGCTACCCGCCGCCCTCAGTCTCGCTGAAGCGGGTCAATTGGATCTAGCCGTCGCCTCGGAGACGACGGTCAACGCGATGAAGCTCTTCGGGCTGGAGGGCAAGGATGCAGGCCAGATCGCTGACATGCTGGCGACGGCGGCGAACAAGACCACTGCCGATGTGACTGACTTCGCCATGGCCCTAAAGCAGGGTGGATCCGTGGCCAAGCTCGCGGGCCTTGATCTCAACAAAACCGTGACGATTCTGGAGGCCCTCGCGGAAGCTGGCATCAAGAACTCCGACGCCGGCACTTCGATGAAAACGTCGCTGGTCCAGCTCCTCAAACCGTCTGAAAAGCAGGCGAAGTTGGCCAAGGAACTGGGGATCCAGTGGACGACTCAGGCCGGCACGATCAAGACCGCGGCCGGACTCTCCAAGGAACTGCAACGGGCCACTGATGGCATGACCAAGGCGGAACGCGCAAAGACCCTTGCGACCCTGGCTGGAACCGATGGAGTGCGGACGCTTAACGCCCTCTATGACGCCGGCCCGGCAAAGCTCCGCTCGCTGGAACGCGCCAATCAGAAGCAGGGGACCGCCCAGGAAATAGCCAGTCGAAAGATGGACAACTTCAAAGGAGATCTTGAGCAGCTCAGCGGGTCGATCGAAACCTTCGGAATCAAGACCTACAAGGCCTTCGCCCCAGCTCTGCGCTCGATCGCGCAGGACGGCACCGAATTCGTCAATGAACTGAGCGACATATTCAGCGACAAAAACCTGAGCTTCGGTGAACGATTGGAAAAGGGATTCAGCCTACTCAGCGACAAACTGACGGAACTGCTCTCAGTGGTCGTGACGCATCTAATCAAGGCCGCCAGCTTGGTGGGTCCCCGGCTTGTCGCTGCCTTGGCGAAAGGAATCTGGAACGCCTGGATGGATCTGAATCCCCTGGGGAAACTGTTTGCAACGGCCACGCTCATCAGGGCTGTGGGGGGGAAGGGGGCGGTCCTTGCCTCAGGCACGGCCCTTGGACGCTGGATTGGCCTTGGTGTGGCGTCGGGAGCTTCCACTTCGATGGCGGCTAGTGGAGCAACGGGCGGTCTTGTCGAGATCTTGGGTGGAGGGGCCGCCGCTGGCGGCGCCGGGCGATGGCTTGGTACCGAGGGGTCGAAAGCGGCCTTTATGCGCAGCCAAGGCGTCACCCTGGCTGCGACTGAGAGACAGGCGCTAGCCGCGCAAGGAGGAATTTTCGCTGGAGTCGCCGGTCAAACCGCTGCCTCGAAGTTCGGTGGCGGGTTTACGTCTGCTCTCAAGAGCATCAAGTGGGGACGTATTGGAGGCTTGGGCCTTGGGCTAGCCCTCGCCGACAACATCCTTGGGGAGGTCAATCGGCGGATCAACGAACACTCCTCCGATCTCACGACCCGCCTCGGCGCCGACGCGAAAAAGCAAGACGCAGTGTCTTTCGCGCGCGAAAACATTATCGGCCCTTTCATCAATCCCCTCTTCGGCGACGCGGATGTAGGCGCCCAGAAGGCTGCAGCCAAGAACCTACTGGCACAGGTCGAGCAGCTCGAACATCGTCGCGTCAAAATCTCCAACGTCACCCAGGGACAGTTGATGAAGGAGGCCGAAGAACTCGACCTGACCAAGAAACAGCGCGAGCAGCTGGACGGGGTGTTTTCGCTGATGCGACAGGGATCCGGCCTACATGTCGGGGTTCAGCTTGGGATGGACCCACAGAAGCTCGAACAGCTCGCGACCGGGTTCGACACGCTGCGCTCGGGCGTCCTTACCTCCATGAATGACATCGGTCAAGTGGTGCAGCGCAATGCGCAAATCATCGGCACCCAGCTTCCGAAGGGCTCAAAAGACGCCCGAGACAAGATGGCCGAGAACTTCCGCTCAGCGTCTTCGGCGATTGCACTGGCAATGCAACACGGAGACATCAGCGTCAAAACAGGCCTAGCTCACATGAGGTCCCTCCTGCATAACGCGCAGGTTGTCAGTGGAGAGGATCCGCTGGGACTCGCTAAAGGCTTTGCCTCCTCTTGGAGGAAGGCCGGCGCGATTAATGCTAAGCAGCGCCAGCAGATGATTGCCGACCTGGGCAGGATGCCGAACGCGGCTCGGCAGAAGGCCTTTGAAGCAATGATGAGCTACGGACACGGGCTGGTGCAGGGGGGGAAGATCCCGAAGAAAGACCTTCGCGACTTCCGCTCAGACGCGCTCGCTTCACTCGAAACGCTAAAGACCAAGGGAACGCAGTCCTCACTTGACCTTGCGATCGGTATCTCCCGGAACTTCGGCTCGATGGGAAGTGCGGTCGCGACCGTGCTGTCGGTCATCAAAGACAACACCAACAACTCTTTGGGCGCGTTTGGTGCCAGCCCCCTGAACTTCGTCGTCAAGAAAGTTGGCGAATTTCTCGGCTTCGGAAGCCAGAAGAAGCAGCAGGGCGGCCCGATCGTCCCTGGTGGTGGCTCGGGTGACAAGTTCCACACTGCGCTGCCAGTCGGCAGCTTCATTATGAACCGAGAAGCGACGAAGGCCTTCGGTCTCGCCAAGGGCGGAATGATGCCCGTCGCGCTTGAGCCGGGAGAGCGGAGGTTCTTGCCCCATGAAGTTGCCGCGGTCGGAGCTCGCAATCTTGAAGCGATGAACAAGGCCGTGCCGCGTTTCCAGAAAGGTGGCACGCTCGGCAAGCCGGAGATCGGGGGTCCGGCAGGGCCACTGAAGACGATCGGCCAAGGTGCCGTCGACAAGGTCTACGCAGCCGCTCAGCACTACGTCGACAAGCACCGGCCGAAGGCCTCGGCTGGGTTGGGCTTCATAGGGGCGCCGGCCAACATGGAGCAGCTCGGCGATAACCGCTACGTTGACTCCCACACCCTCGCTGTCACTGCCCTGCTCGACAAGATGTTTGGTCTCACGATGTCGAGTGGATATCGCTCGCCACAACACAATGCCGAAATCGGCGGTGCCCCCGGCTCGCTACACACTCACGGGTCGGCGGCAAACCCAGGCGCTACCGACTCCGTTGGGTCAATGGGCGCGATGCAGTCCTACATCGCCTTCGCCGTAAAGCACGTCGCTGGGCTCAGAGAGGCGATGGTCGACAACTACGCTGGCCTTGGCTCCAACGCTCACCTTGGGTTCTTCGCCAAGGGCGGGCTGCTGCAGAGGCTCGCGGAGGGCGGCTGGGTTCATGGCTCGGCGAAGCTCTCCGCCGATCAGCTCGCGACCTTGGCCCACTTTGTCGGGATGAAGAGTCCTGGTCTGATGTCTCAGATCGCCCAGGCTGAGTCGGGGGGCGACCCGACCGTGACGAACAGCATCGGCGCGCGAGGCCTCTGGCAGATTATTCCCTCAACCGCCAAGGCGTTCGGCCTCAACTACGGGAGCCTCACCGATCCACTGGCCAACGCCAAGGGTGCTGCGAAGGTGCTCGAGAGTCAGGGCCTGGGGGCGTGGGACGGCTATACAAACGGCAGCTATGCGAACTTTCCGAAGGGACGGGTATCAGGATCCCTAAGCGGGGCTGGCGGAAAAGATGAGAAAGTTGTCGCCGTCTACCACGGTGCCCGCACCGCGTCGCTCAGCTTCGGCTCAGTACCCAAATCGCTCAAGGGAATAGAAAAGGAGCTGCGCGAGCGGCGCAGGGAAGCCAAGCAGTACCGCGCTGCGGCAGACCGAGCCGGCAAGGAGGGCAAGTCAAAGACCCAGCACGCGATCTCGGTCAACGTGACCGCGCTGGAAGGTCGGATACGCGAACTCGAACGCGAGCGCGCAAAGCAGCGCCGGGAAGCCGCGAAACGAAAGATTTCCAAGCGGTTCGGCAAGGCGCTGGGGGCTCTCACCGGCTTTGAGCCGCTGATCGCCGCGAAGGAACGTGCCTTCGATGGTCAGCAGCAGTTCGTTACACAACTGGTCGAACTCGAGCCGATGGCGCCGGAAATCTCCGAGAAGGCCACGAACGCTGAGAGAGACGCGGCGGAAGGCAAGCACGTCGCCGACGTCATCAGGTACGTGTGGACTCAAGAGCAGCCCGCATACCAGGCCCTTCTAGGTGCGGCCGGTTCGTGGCGCAACACCGTTCTTGCCGCGCAGCAGAAGGCTGCCGGTCCGTGGCGGACGGCGAAAACCCTCGGAGGGCTCGAGGGGAACTGGGAAGACCGCATTATCTCGGTATCCGGCGAAATTGACCGGATTAGCAATCTGCCCAAGGAACACACGGCCAAGTACTGGAAAGCGCACCCCAAGGCCTACCAGCACATGCAGGAGCAATTGGACAAGCTTCCGATGCTGCGCTTTCAGGATCGCGAACTCCGCAAGGTGTTGGGCGAAGGCCGCGAAAAGTTCTTCCCCGGCAAGGCACGGGTTCGCGATCCAATCCCCCCCTTCCCTGGTTCAGGAAGTTTCGAGGAAGCCCTTACGAACGTGCAGGGGATCCATTGGCCCGACCAGCACGAACAGCTCACCAACCTTCCCGCCCAGCGAATCGCGGGCAAGTTCGGCGGGGCGATATGGGATGTGCAGACCTCGATCGGCGAACTCGGCCTCAAGATCCGCGACGCCGCCAGCGGCGTGACCGGCGGCGAAGAATCGGACTCCGGGGACTCCGAACGTGAATCACTGCTCAACGAACTGCTCCTCAAGGCCAACCAGCGCAACCTCGTCTTCGAACGGCAGAAGCCGATCATCGACGCTTACGAAGCGAAGCACCCTTTTGTCGGGGCCTTTGCTGAGGGCGGGCGCGTTGCCCAGAAGGGCTTTGCGCTAGTCGGAGAGCGAGGGCCCGAGATTGCGCAGTTCCCTGCCGGAACACAGATTACGCCCAACGACCGGATCGGCGCGATGGTTGGAGCTGCCACGCCTGTCGAGCTCAGCCTGATCGTGGAAGACGGTGCGGTGGACGTGGGCAAGATCAAGGTCATCGCCAACGGCGAGGCCGTGAAGGTGAGTCGTAAGCAAGGCCCGGGCGCACGGACGATCGGCGCACGCAAGGCCGGGAGACTGGTCTGATGGCCGAAGAACGCGTAATCCTTGACCCGACGGAACCGTCCAGAACCAACCTGGCAACGAATACAAAGAACGCAAACGTGGTATTTCTCGCCAGCGGGGGCAACTACACGACATCGCGCGTTTCTGCTGCCGCTCAAGGCATTACTCCAGTTGCGGGGTCGTATATCGCTAAGAGCGTGTACGGCGGGGGTGGAAGCGATTCCAACGTCGGCTTCTTGAGCTACACCTTCTCTGCGGCAGGCATATACGTCGTGTCGGTCTCATGCTTCCTGCCAAGCAACTGGGATGGGGGGACCGTCGAGTGGCAGGCTGAGGGCTATACCGGATCTTCCGAAGTCG